GTGTTCGTTCCCACGCGTGACGGAGTACCCGGCCCTCTTGAGTTGGCGCTCTATGTACGCAACGGCTTCGTCGAAAGGGTACATGGGAAACCCAAGGACCATGGGCGGAACGACGAGAATCGCCGCCGTCTCGCGACGCTCGGCAGCCGCCCTGACCTTTCGAGAAAACTGTTCGAGAATTGTTTGATACGTCTGTTTTCGGACGCCTCGGCGCTGGTGCTCGCGCTCAGCGAGTTCTCTCGCGCTTATCATTCCTAAAAAGTCCAGAGACTTTCTCACGTGCGCGTGTACGCATCGAGACCGGGCAAGTTCTTCGTCTGGGCCAGGGCCTGACGGACCTGAGACGCCAAGGAGTCCTCGATGTCCTTGTATGACTGGTACCGATCGGGGGCGAACGCCTGGAACGGTCCACGAGCGTCAGGGGCGCTCGATGTCACCTGCTTGAGAATCTGGACCGTGCCGTTCGGGGCGACGGTCGCCGTCACGTCATACTGGTTCCCGAAGAACCCCCGGGTGTCCAGGAACAAGAACCGCCCGTTGTACTCGGTCCCGCCCTGTGTCGTGGTCGAGGGCGTGATAAACACCGTGTCAATAGGCTGGAGCCACGGAGCACCCGCCTGAATCTTCTCGATAATGGCCTGGATAATGCTCCGGGGCACGACGGGGCCACCAGGGACGACTGGAGGAGGGGCGTCAGCGTACCGAGACGCCGAGTTCCAGAAGAAGAAAGCAGTCGCTCCGGCCACGAGCCCCAAGATGAGCATGTCCGCCCTGGGACTCATCATCATCTGTGTTAATACAGGCTCTCAAAAAAATTATGAAAAAGTACAATGGCACTCCTCATCTTTAGTGACAAGTGCCAATTTTCTTTTGAAATTTTAAATTTTGTCAAAAGCAATCCGAGTCTTGGGCAGATGCTTCGGTATCATAACGTGACGACACACGGCCGGCCGGCGAATCCGAACGTGACTCGGGTCCCGACGCTCGTGACGACCGAAGGACAGATTATGGTCGGCGGCGAAGTCCGAAACTGGCTCGAATCTATGATTCCAGTCGAGGTCGAGACGTGGAGTGGTCGTGGGGGCCCCCTGACGGCGTCTCTTGACGGGGAGGATGGCGGACCCGAGTTGTTCTCTCTGGACTCGTACGGCCAGTCCATGCAGCCCATGCTCACTCCCGAACTCAAGGAGAAGATTGGAAAGAGCGTCACTGATGCGTATCAACAGAACCAGGGCACAACTTAAAAAGGATCAATCCTTGGACTTTAATGCACCTGAGGACCATCCAGGCCAATGCGATTAAAGGGATATTTGAAGTGCTCAAGGACATCATCAACGACGTGAATGTTATTTTCGATTCTGAGGGTGTCAAGATTCTGACACTCGACACGGCACGCGTGACTCTGGTCCACATGACGCTCGGGGCCGAAAACTTCGAGGAGTATTCGTGTCCGAGACCCATCTCGGCCGGACTCAACATGGGCAACACCTTCAAGTTGCTCAAGTCCGTCTCGACGGCCGATACGCTCGAGATGAACATCACGGGGACCGAGGTGCTCGAGTGCGTCATCGAGAATGTGGCCAAAAAGTCCAAGACGAGTTTCAAACTGAAACTCTTGGACATTAACGAGGATATCCTGGACGTGCCCGATATTTCGATGGATATTATCACGACGATGCCGAGCCTGGATTTTCAACGCATCGCACGTGACATGGGCAATCTGGCCCGAGACATGGACATTTATCGTGACGGCCCGAATCTCATCTTTTCGTGTCGGGGTGACTTCGCGGACCAAGAGACGGTCCTCGAGTTTCCCGAATCGGTCACAAAGAGGTCTGGGTCGGCCTATAATCTCAAGTACATCAACATGTTCACCAAGGCGACGGGGCTCTGCTCGTCCGTCCAACTCATGCAGGATTCGGCAGACCAAGACATGCCTATCGTTTTCCGGTACGGAGTTGCCAATCTCGGAGACGTCAAGTTTTACTTGGCTCCGAGAGTCGAAGAGTGAGTCTTATTAAAAATAAAAGTTTCAAAAAAAAGAATTATGGAGGCGAGATTCAACGAAAAGGTGCGTGAGTTCCAGACTCGGATAGACGCGGAGGCCGACCCAAAAGCCCGGAGCGCTCTCGAGGCCGATATGTATGAATACATGATTCTTTCAGCGCCCTTTATCAGGGAGTACCACCGTGACGCCGAGGCCCAGGCGGCCCCAAGCACGAAAAAGATGGCCGGGGTCCAGATTCAATCACGAAAGGGCGTCCAGAGAAAAGACATATTCAAGTCGTACCTGGAGAATGTCGAGGGCCAAGACATTCCGCCCCCTCGGCGCGACGAGGTACTCATGACGCCCTGTCGAGCCTGTGGCGCCAAGTTTTCAAAGGTCCTTGACGAGGTATCATCCGAGGAGATTTGCAAAGAGTGTGGGACTTCAGAATACTTTTTGGGAGAAGAGATGGGGTTCAAGGATGAGCAAGAGATGGAGAAGAATGTCGTCTACAGTTACAAGCGCGAGAATCACTTTAACGAGTGGGTCAGCCAGTTCCAGGCAAAAGAATCGACGAGTGTGCCCAAGGATGTCATAGAACAACTCCGGGCCGAATTCAAGAAACAGAGGGTCAAGGACCTCTCGGAGATTACGCACGAGAAGGTCAAGGCCCTGCTCAAAAAACTGGGCCACTCGAGGTTCTATGAACACGTTCCATACATTACGACGATTCTCAACGGGATCCAGCCTCCGACAATGGACCAAGTGCTCGAAGAGCGCCTGAGACTCATGTTTTATCAGATTCAAGAACCATTTGAGAAACATCGGCCACTTGACCGAAAGAATTTTCTTTCTTATTCATTTGTGCTTTACAAAATGTGTGAATTGCTCGGGGAGGACCAGTACCTCCCGTGTTTTCCCCTTTTGAAATCAAAGGAGAAACTGTACAAACAAGATGAGATCTGGAAGGAAATATGCAAAGAACTCAGGTGGGCCTTTTACAAGACGATCTAGGACGCCATGATGGCCGGCAGGGCGATCCGGTTCGCCGAGGGTAGAGCGGGCGTGCGAGTCCCGCGACGCCGGGGCTGCAACTGAGCCTCGAGCATCATTTCCAACATGCGCTGCTGTTGTGCCATTTGCCGATCCATGAGAGCCATCTGGTTCTTCGCGGTCTGGCGGTTCATGCGCGCCTTTCCGTAATCGAGAATCTGCTTGACGAAAAAGGTCACGGCGACCAGTGCAATGATATACTGTCCAAGCGCAGTTGATGCGTATTGGCTCGCGGTCACCGCCACGACGGCAGTTCCAGACCCCGTCCGGGCGGCGGCAATCTGTGTTGCTTGACGCGCCAACTGCATCGACGTACCCACCTCCCGACCCTTGAACGCCTCGTACCAGTGTTTGGGTTCAGCAGGCGCGCTTGGTGGCACGGCACCGGCGGCGGCCGCGTGATTCAGGAACGCCTGGGTCGGCTGGGTCGCCATGATGAGCAAAAGGGCCCAGAGCACGAGCCCACGCTGACGCCCCATCTTATAAAAAGTCATTGGGGTCGTGGCGCGGAGGGTCGCGCGCGCCTCTGTACGCGTCATCTTGAGGATGGACTCTTTATTGAGGGAAATACGCGCCGGGGCCGAACGCACGACGCGCCGGGAGACCCGGGACCTGGACGCACCGGCGAGGAGGAGTGGCGCCGAGACCATTAATAACCGCCTACATTTTCTTCCGGCCAAACGCCCGGGCATACTTGGACTTGACCCAACGGGCGTCCGCCTTGTAGATGCGGCTGGCCCGGGGCAACGTCCGCTTCGTCAGGGTGCTGATGGCGACCAGGCGTTTGAGGACGGCGTGGGGATCCTCACGGCCCTTGGAGACCGCCTTGCTCAGGGCCTTGTGGCGGTTGGTCATCGCCTCCACGGGGTGGTACCCGTAAGACGTCAGCATGCCCTTCTTGAGTTTGCCAATCACCTTGGGTCCCTTGCCGATCGCCCCCACATCCTTGGTCGGCACGGGACGCACGCGGGTCGTCCCCGCCTTGCGCACATACGAGTACGGACGACGCTTGGTCGTCCCCTTGACGAAAATTCGCTTCTGCTTGCGATGCACCGTGTAGCCAGCGCGGATGATGTGACCGGTCATTTACTAGGGGCCAAGATTTTTGTCCTTCACAGAAAAGTCGAAGACGGTTCTGTCCAAAGTCAAATATATCAATCCCGGCCGTACTGATGCGCACGGTCGGAATATCGTATTCGTGACGCATGCGAAGAGCGCTCTGAAATATATTCATGATGAATGTCGGGAGGTTCTTGGTCGGGCGCGGAAGGAGACCCCTGTCCGTCCCGAGCGCCAGGGTCGGCCCCGAGGACCCTATAAAAGGCGCGGCCGGAAGGTCCTCTTGGAACGCACCGTCTATGTACCTCCACGGACCGATACGCACGGACGAAAAGAGAAAGGGGACGGCCAGGCTCGCACAGACGGCATCCACGATGGAGTGCGTCGGGTGCGACCGCCACGAAAAGTACTCGGTCCGGCCGAGGTCGACGCAAAAGGCCGACACGTAAAGATCCACGGGTCTTCGGTCCCAGAGTTCCTTGAAGGTCAAGTCTTCAACTTGAAAATATTTTTTAAAAATTTTTGAAATAAGTTTTTTGACTTGCGCAAAGGACACGAGACCAAACTCATTCAAAAAGTTCTTGAGATTCGGGCGGGCCAAGAGCGTTTTGACTGGAATTTTCAATGAAAAGTCGAGCATCTCTGGGACGTCGCCCCGAAGGACAACCCAGAGAAGCGCGAGGATCGCACCCGCGCTCGCGCCACTCACGGCTCTGACCTGTGTGAGATCAAGCCGGGACATGTGCCCGAGATACATATAAAAAGCCATGGCACCCGGGCCTATGACGAGGTTCTGTGGCCTCATCCCTAGTAGTATTTGGGGAACGTAATTCTTAACTGGGCGAAAATAAAGAGGAACGCGAGGCCCTTGATGACTGTGCTTGTGGCGCCATCAAGAGACCCCAGGGGCAAGAACGTCAGGAGACCGGCGAGCACGCCCGGAACGACGACGTCCGCGCGAGTCATGTTCATCTTCAGGCCGAACTTGACGACGAGAGACGTAATCAGGGGCACGATCAGGAACGCATAGGGGCGCGTCTGCGCGTTCAGTTGAGAAATCATGAAAATAATGGCCGGAGTCACCACCTTGGGCGCGGCCAAATCAAGCATCATATTTAATAAAACTCAACATAATAC